GTGCAGTACAGCATGTGGGTGACGCGAAAAGATGCCTGGTACTTTGCCAACTATGACCCGCGTATGAAGCGTGAAGGACTGCATTATGTCGTGGTTGAGCGGGATGAAAAGTACATGGCGAGTTTTGACGAGATGGTGCCGGAGTTCATCGAAAAAATGGACGAGGCACTGGCTGAAATTGGTTTTGTATTTGGGGAGCAATGGCGATGACGCATCCTCACGATAATATCCGGGTAGGCGCGATCACTTTCGTCTACTCCGTTACAAAGCGAGGCTGGGTATTTCCCGGCCTTTCTGTTATCCAAAATCCACTGAAAGCCCAGCGGCTGGCTGAGGAGATAAATAATAAACGAGGGGCTGTATGCACAAAGCATCTCCCGTTGAGTTAAGAACGAGTATCGAGATGGCACATAGCCTCGCTCAAATTGGAGTCAGGTTTGTGCCAATACCAGTAGAAACAGACGAAGAATTTCATACGTTAGCCACATCCCTTTCACAAAAGCTGGAAATGATGGTGGCGAAAGCAGAAGCAGATGAGAGAGACCAGGTATGACAACCACTGAATGCATTTTTCTGGCAGCGGGCTTCATATTCTGTGTGCTTATGCTTGCCGACATGGGACTTGTTCAATGACACCTCAGCAAGAAAACGCCCTTCGCAGTATTGCCCGTCAGGCTAATTATGAAATCAAAAAAGCCAGACAGCAGTTTCCGGATAAAAACGTCGATGACATTTGCCGTAGCGTACTAAAGAAGCACCGCGAAACGGTAATGCTGATGGGATTCACACCGACTCATTTAAGCCTGGCGATCGGCATGTTGAACGGCGTCTTTAAGGAACGGTGAGCATGAAAAACAAAATCATCATGGAGCTACAGGCTCCTTTTTTATTATTCGCATTCACCCTCAAGCGTATTAACCAACAATTCAGGGATTAATGAAAGATGGCAGACATCATTGATTCAGCATCAGAAATTGAAGAATTACAGCGCAACACAGCAATAAAAATGCGCCGCCTGAACCACCAGGCTATATCTGCCACTCATTGTTGTGAGTGTGGCGATCCCATAGATGAGCGAAGACGCCTGGCCGTTCAGGGTTGTCGGACTTGTGCAAGTTGCCAGGAGGATCTGGAGCTTATCAGTAAACAGAGAGGTTCGAAGTGAGCGAAATTAACTCTCAGGCACTGCGTGAAAAGGCAGAGAAAGCAACTAAAGGAAGCTACATCGTAGGGCATACATCTGTTAACCAACACGGCAATTTAACAGGAGTTTTTGTTTGTCAAAAATGGAAAGGAGAACCCGGTGGCGTAATTGCAGAATGTCACGTTAACTGCCTGGTTGAAACAGATGCTCAGGCTTATGCAAACGCTGAATTCATAGCAGAGGCTAACCCGGCTACCGTGCTGGCACTGCTGGATGAACAGGAAAGAAACCAGCAATACATCAAACGCCGCGACCAGGAGAACGAGGATATTGCGTTAACGGTAGGGAAGCTGCGCGTTGAGCTTGAGGAGACAAAATCAAAACTCAACGAGCAGCGTGAGTATTACGAAGGTGTTATCTCGGATGGGAGTAAGCGTATTGCTGAACTGGAGAAAATCGCCACTGACTATGCACTGAAATTTCAGAAAGCCCAGGACGCATTAAAGTACGCTGTTTTGCTGCGCAAATCAGGGCAGGAAGCACGGGAAATAAAACCAGCCAAAGGCGAAGTTCTTGTCGTTGTATCTGGTTTTACTGGTTGCGGAAAAAGCGCCATCGCCGGGGAAATAGAAATCGCGATGAAGTCTATTGGTGTACCGGTTAAGTGGACTAATGGCGATGCGGAAAAGCGCATGACAGGAGCTGACTGGCTGACAGCGATTGAGATGTACAAACCAACAGTGCGCATCGTGGAAGTTAATGTGCCACGCGCTGCTGGCATTCGCATCAAAGGAGAGTGAGATGACCACTATTACCAATAAGAAACAGTATCCCAGCGAGCAATATCTTAATGAGCTGATCACCAACATAGAGTTTGCTGCAAGGGCACCAGTTGAAGTCGTGAGAGCAATGGCAGCAGAGCTACAGAAGCGGCGCGAAGCTGATAGTGCAGAACCTGTAAGCCAAACTTACAGGTTGCCACAAACGCAGTTTGAACAGGTTGCTGACCTCTACGAAATGCAATTTGATGACGGACGCACTTGCGCCTTTCACACTGATGCACAAAAGGCTGCGCAATGGCTTCAGGCATGCGACGGAAACAGGGTTCAGGAATACGTGAAACTGGAGCGACTGCAGAACGCGCTATCGGACAACTATCCGGTAACTCCGGATGGTTGGATAAGCTGTAGTGATCGAATGCCGGACGACAGGCAGGAGGTGAATCAATGAGCTGGCCTGATGCAATCGTAACTCTGGGGGTGGTATTCGCAGCAGCGTTTGTTGTGTTCTCGATTTGTCGATGGGGATAACCACATGTTCGCTTTGATTCAACGCGGGCAGATATACACCGATAGTGCTGGCTACCCGGTAAAAATTACTCACAGTACTGTTCACTCGGTATTCTTTCGGAGGATGGACGGGCGCTCCGGGCGGGTACGCATCACTGAGTTCAACAGCCTGTTCGAACATATTGACCACCAGGAGTACCGCAAAATTCTCGCGGACACTGAGCAGGAAAAGCACCTGAAAAAATTACGAGCCATAAAAAGGAAGTAAAGAATGAATAAAGCATTTGAACGATGGGTCCACCAGCGTTACGGCAATCGCTATGACCTGACGCGAGATGTTGACGGCTTCTACTGTCGTGAAGTTGTGAAGCGAATGTTTGACGTGTGGTGCCACTGCCGTGGGCTGAGTGTTGTGTGAGGTAATGCATGGGCAATGTGATTCAACTGGCTCCCAATGAATGGGTTTGTGAAAGCGTTCTTATCGCAATTACCGGGATCAAACCAGGCACAATTCTTCGGGCCCGGAAAGAATGCTGGATGGTTGGAAGAGAGTATATTCACGTATCACCAGACGGTAATCCAAAGCCTTCCAGTGAATGTATGTATAACAGAAAAGCAATAGATGCCTGGGTCGCTTCAATGAAAAACAAACAACCTGGGTGATTTAATGCCATGAAGTATGTAAGCTCGTATCGCTCTTGGGCGTCTGGAGGTATCAATGGATAAAGTCAAATATCCAACAGGCGTCGAAAACCACGGCGGCACATTACGCATCTGGTTTAATTTTAAAGGTAAACGTGTCAGGGAAAATCTTGGTGTCCCTGACACTGCCAAGAACAGGAAGATCGCCGGGGAACTGCGGACATCGGTATGTTTTGCCATCCGCACAGGAAGCTTTGATTATGCTGCACAGTTCCCTGACTCCCCCAACCTTCAGGCTTTTGGGGTAAGTAAAAAAGAAATTACGGTGAAGGAACTTGAAGAAAAGTGGCTGGATCTGAAACGAATGGAAATCTCTGCAAATGCATTCAATCGCTATGAATCCGTTGCAAGAACGATGGTTTCGAAAATTGGAGGCAGTAGACTGGTGTCATCGGTAACCAAAGAGGAATTGCTGTATATCAGGAAAGATTTGCTAACCGGGTATCAGAATTCAACGAAAAACAAAGCAGCAGCAAAAGGACGGAGCGTCGTTACTGTAAATTATTACATGACGACAATCGCTGGAATGTTTCAGTTTGCTGCAGATCACGGTTACTTAGAAGCAAATCCCTTCCAGGGAATTAAGCCTCTTAAAAGAGCCAGGGCAGAGCCAGATCCGCTAACTCGTGACGAATTTATTCGCCTGATAGATGCTTGCCGACATCAGCAGACGAAAAACCTGTGGTCATTGGCTGTGTACACAGGAATGCGTCACGGTGAACTGGTCTCCCTGGCCTGGGAAGATATCGATCTGAAGGCAGGAACAATTACCATCAGGCGCAATTATACGAAACTTGGTGAGTTCACTCTACCGAAAACTGAAGCAAGCACAAACAGGGTTGTGCACCTTATCCAGCCCGCTATCAGTGTCCTGAAAAATCAGGCTGAAATGACAAGACTGGGTAAGCAGTACAACATCAAGGTGCAACTACGTGAATATGGACGTTCAGTGAACCATGAATGTACTTTCGTGTTTAACCCTCAAGTGGTTAGAAAAAGCGAACAGGTAGGTTTTGTCTACAAAGTCGATTCTGTAGGTGACTCATGGGAAACAGCCATTAAGCGTGCAGGGATCAGGCATCGAAAGGCATACCAGTCACGACACACTTATGCGTGCTGGTCATTATCTGCCGGAGCAAACCCAAGCTTCATTGCCAGCCAGATGGGCCATGCAAGTGCCCAGATGGTATTCAATGTATACGGAGCATGGATGACTGACAGCAATGCAGAACAGATCGCAATGCTGAATCAGAAGCTGACAGATTATGTCCCAATGATGCCCCATAGTCACCAAAGTGACACCAGAGGCTTATTAAAATCAGTAAGTTAA